CTAAAGAAACAAGTTTTACAGAAATGCAAAACGAATTTACAGAATTAAAAAATACAGTTACTTCAAGTTTTGACGTTGAAATAAAAACAGAACAACCAAAAAACGAAGTAACAAAAAACATATCAAGAACTAATTTTAAATCAAAAGTAAAATAAATTATGGCAAGTAAAATAAATGTAGCGGGATTATCGCTTAACGCACAAGAAGCTACTTCTGTATCGGAAGCAGTATTTGAAAGAGTATTTGTAGACACTCAATTGTCTGCAATACACGACATTGTTACAGGAGTATCAATGAAAGAACAAATAGTATTCGTAGCTAACTTAGCAATAGGTGGTGAAGCGTTTACTGGATGTACACCAGCAGAACAAGATAGTCTTGTTTTAACAGAAAAATTTTGGGAACCTGTATTAATTGGAGGTAGATTTACGCATTGTGCTAATGATTTAAATCAATTATTAAAATTATTCAGAAGAGCGCAAAAAGCTAATCCAGACTTCTTTGATAGAATTGGAAGTGAAGAGATTAGTATTTTAGTTTCTAAAATTATTGATAGCATCATGCGTTCAATTAATGCTAAGATATGGTTTTCAGCTAAAAATGCAGCAGTACAACCGGGAGGAGATTTCACAATTGCAGGCTTTAACGCTGGATTATGGAATCAATTTGATGGTTTATTCGAGCAAATTTTTGCAGATGCAGCAGTAAAGGTAGTTACTATTTCTGAAAATAGTGGAGCAACTTATGCAGCACAAGCATTATCGGCAGGGAAATCATTAACTGTTTTTCAAGGAATGTACGAAGTTGCTGATAGCAGATTGTTATCTGACCCTGACGCTCAATTATTAGTTACTCGTTCATTATGGGATAACTACTTGGCATTAACAGAAACAAAAGAGTTTAACGGTGGTATTACAAGACGTTTAGACAACGGACAATTATCAATGGATTACAGAGGTATTCCAATTATTATGATGGATTCTTGGGATAGAAATATCTTAGCTTTTCAAAATGACTTAACGGTAACAGTATTACCTCATAGAGCGTTGTTAACAGTACCTTCTAATATTCCAGTTGCTACACTTAATGAAAGTGATATGCAAAATGTGGAATCTTGGTACGAGAAAAAAGACAAATCTAACATTGTGGATTACGCTTATTTCTTAGACGCTAAACATGGAGAAAGTTACTTAACAGTAGCGGCATATTAATTTTAAAAATATATAAATTATGGCATTAGATTGTGGTGGCTTAGCTGCCGATATTATAAAAGATTGTGAGAATAAAGCCGCAGGGGGCTTAGAAACTAACGTGGTAATAATTAGACGTTCAGATATTGACTACGCTACAAGTGTGTACGACAAAACTACTGGAACTATTACTAATTTAGCAACAAAAAGCGGAACTACAGGGTATAGTTTGGAGGGCATGAATCAAGTTTTTGGAGCATCTTCTGAATTAGTACCTAAAGAAACTTCATTCGATAAGCATAAGCATTTATTTAAAGGTGTAATTTTAACTCCAAGTGCTGCAAATAAGTTGTCAGCAAACAATATGACTGATGATTTGCATGTAATTGTTGTTGAGAAGTTATACAAAGGAGTATCTCAAGCAGATGCGTTTGAAGTTTTAGGATGGCAGCGTGGATTGAAAATTTCAGCAATGGTTTGGAACTCACAAGAAAATGATGGTACTATTTCTTTTGAAGCGTCTAGTATAGATGGTTACGAAGAGGATACACTACCTATCAACTTAATTGAAACTGATTACGCTACTACTAAAACAGCGTTTGATGGAAAATTTGCAACTGTATAATTAATAGTTGATTAAGTGGTTAAAATATGACAAGGGGTCTATTTTTAGAGATAAATCTAAGAATGGGCTTCTTAGTCAATTTTTAAAAGATTATAAAGCTGAATTTGGAGGTAGTATAAATCCAAGTTGTAGCAAATGTTTAGCGAAATACTACGACGATTTTATTAACAAATACCTTATAAAAATGGAAAATAAAGAAAAGCACGGTTTTGTGTTAAAACTAAAATACAACAATATTAAATCAAAAACTACAGGGAAACCTTGTAGAAATACAGATTTAACAGTAGAACAAGCGGTTGATTTATTAGAAAATCATCCACACGGCAAAGACTTGTTTGAAAAAATTCCAAAAACTTACAACAAAGAAGTAAAAGAGGTTAAAGAACCTGTAAAAAAAGAAGTAAAAAGAACTCGTAAAGATAAATAATAATGGGCGTAAAAGTTCAGTTGTTAGATATATGGAGTAGATTAACGCAGTATGACAAAAAGGTTGGTATCATTAAAAATGGTGCTGATAATGCTTATGCTGAACGTATAGAGCGTTACATTAACAATTCCGTAACCGCAAAAACTGCTTCTAATGTAATGGCATCTTATATAGGTGGTAAAGGCTTCGGAGATAACAATAGTATTGTTGTTGGAAAAAAAGGAACTACACTATTAAAATTCTCACAAAAAGTAGCGAAAAATATAGCTAAACAAAGAGGTGTATTTATTCATGTTAATTACAATATGAATTACAACTTTGATAGTTTTGATGTATTGCCATATACTCATTGTCGACTAGGAAAAAAAGACGATAATAAGTATAATGGAAAAATAGGCGTTTCAGATAAATTTACAAGTGATAAAATAAAGGAGAGTGATATTGTTTTTATCAATGTTTTCAATCCAAATAAAGACGTTATTAATTCGCAAGTTGAAAAAGCAGGCGGATGGGATAACTATAAAGGACAAATTTTATATGTTAATTTAGATGATGAATACAACTATGCTCTAAGTACAATTGATGCTGTTCAGTATGATTGTGATAGTGAGGGACAAGCTTCTTTATTTAAAAATAAATCATTAAGGAAAGGTTTTTTTGGTAAAACATTAATAATCACGAAGCCGTTATCTGGGAATATTGAAGATTACGACACGAAGGAAGAGTATTACTTAGCAAGGAGTGAAAGACAAGATTTCAAAGATACTATTGATAATTTTATTGGAGCAGAAAATGTTGGAGGTGCTTTACATTTTGAGTTAGAAAATGAATCTGACGACATACAAAATGCTATTAAATTTGAGAATATAAGTTCTGATATTGATGATAAATTATTTGAATATACAGAAACAAGTGTATTTAAAAATATTTTAACTGCATTTAATAGTATGCCTGATGGAATGGTAAGAAGTGCGGAATCAATGTTTGGGAATAGCGGAGAGTCTTTAAAAGAAATGCAACGTATTTATCAAAATAATACTTCTCAAGAACGCATGGAATTAGAGCAGGTTATACAAAGGCTTATGCGGAATTTCGTAAAACCTGTAGATGTTGAATTAATTCCTTTAATAGAATTAGAGGAAGAAGCAATTACGGAAGTTGATGTAGATGTGTTAACAATTAATGAAAGACGTACAAATCAAGGGTTAGAAGCGTTAGATGGTGGTAATGCTATTTATATGGCTAGTAGCTTAATCCCATCAATAGAAATTGAAGATAAATAATGTTTGAAATTGCAAACGCAAAAGTAATTATACAGAATGCTCCGAAATACTCAAAGATTATTGAGCCTTTTGGAGCTAATGGTTCGTTAGCTTTTATATTATCAAAAAAGAAACCTAAAGAGCATATTTTAAATGTGTTTGATGACGTGAAATTTGCTTTATTTAATTTTTTACAAAACTTATCTTCATCTGATAAATCTATTTTAAAAGCAAAAGATTGGATAGCGTCAGAGGAAACTTTTGATGCTGTTTCAAAAATTAATGCAGTTGATGGAGTTGATTTTTTTTATAAGTGGATGTATCAAAAGAATTTCGGAGTATTTGATATGAAGGACATGACTATTCCACCTGTTTACGATTGGGTAGTTGAAGGTAAAGATATTAAATATAAAACTTATGAATTACCAATTTTAAAAATAGCTTTAAAAGGTGTTACAATTTTAAACGAAGAACCTATAAGTGTTATTAATAAAGCGTATGGAAGCGATTCTTACTTAATCTTAACGCCTAAAGGTTCAGAAGATACAGCTTCAGTTGACGCTAAATTAAATAGTATAAAATCTCCTTTTATTTATATTAAAAAAATAAAAACAAATGATGAGTATATTGAAGAGGTTAATGGTACAAAAAATAAAGTTACTGCAATATTTC